TGTATTAGCATTTCCCTAGCAAATAGGGGGCCCCTCTACAGTACGCAAGCCCCACTGTTCGGCGTATAATGGACCTACACCAACCGACCTGAGGAGGTCAACCGTGGGTACCATCGCTGACACCATCCGAGCCGAGATTGCGGCCGGCAAGACGAACGACGAGGTGCTGGACGCCGTCAAGGCCGCCCACCCCGGCTCGAACACCACCCCCGCCTGCGTGTCCTACTACCGCAGCAAGATGAAGAAGGCGGGCACCGCCACCGCGCCGAGGGAGAATCCCTACAAGGAGGCCACCGTCTCGCACGCCCTCTTCAAGGCGCTGAACGGCCCCTCCGACCGCGTCTACACCGTCAAGAACGTCAAGTCCTTCCGCGGCAACGAGGGCTACGGTTTCAACGCCACCCTCTACCGCGGCGACAAGCGCGTCGCCCTCGTGATGGACGACGCCAACGGCGGCTGCTACTCCTATGAGTGGTACGGCGACGCGTCCGCCCGCAAGGCCGAGGCCGACATGTTCACCGCCACCGCCAAGCAGCTCTACCCCGACGAGACCTTCGAGGTCGAGGACCGCGCCGTCGCCCGCCTCGTGGACGACGTGTTGCTGCTCAAGGATGCCGCCAAGGCGACGAAGGGCAAGGTGGCCATCATAAAGGACGGCAAGCTGTACACCATCAAGGCGCCGAACGGCGTCGTGACACCAGCCTTCATCGAGCTGGTCCGTCAGAAGAACGGCAACCCCACGATCCTCAACGGCAAGGACGACGTCTTCGTCTTGGCCGCGCTGCGGGCCATCTCCTGATCCCATCGTTTGCGAGTTCAGAGCTGAATGCTGGAACACTAGCGCCGACAACCAGCCATAATGGGTCCATCGACGACGCGCAGTGCGTCGCCGAGGCCCGCCCAGAGTCCAACAAGTCCAGGAGCCAACACCCATGACCACCAAACTGACCGCCGCCTCCGACATGTCCGCCATCGTCGCCCACCACAACTACCTGACGGGCAAGAACGCCGACGGCAAGAACCTCGCCAAGCGCGGCAAGGCCAAGCTGCTCGAGCAGATTGCTTCCCTCGAGGCCGCCGAGGAGGCGCGCCTCAAGGCGATCGCCGAAGCGGAGGCTGCCGCCAAGAAGGCTGCCGCCGTCAAGCCGCCCAAGGAGAAGAAGGCCCCGAAGGAGAAGAAGGAGAAGGGCCCCGTGATCCGTCAGGTCGCCGAGGCCATGCTCCTCGAGGTCGTGTCCCGTGACGCCGACGGCCGCCCGTACGGTCACTCGTACGAGACGATCCTGTCCAACATCAAGGCGCAGTTCGACGGCGCCAAGACCTCGGTCGCCTGCCTCCGCTGGTATGCCGTGCACATGCGGGAGCGCGGCGAGAAGGTCCCGAACCGTCCGCGCGCCCAGCCGGTCGCCAAGAAGGCCGACTGACCGTGCTCACCATGCTCACCTACATAGTGGGCGCCCGGTTCTACCCGGGCGCCGCTCTCGCCATCGGCGCGCTGAGGGAGGACGAGGTCGTCACCCTCCGCGCCGAGCCGGACAACCCCTACGACCGCAACGCCGTGGCCGTCTTCAACGCCGCGGGCGTCAAGCTCGGCCACGTCCCGCGCCAGGAGGCGCCCGCGGTCGCCAAGCTCCTCAAGCAGCAGCTGTACCACGTCGCCACCTGCCGCAGCCGCGGCACGGGCGCCCTTCGCATCCGCTACTCCACCGAAGCCCCCGAACAAACCCCCTGACCCGACGGAGACTCCCCCGATGCCCCGCCACTACCTCACGCAAGCCCTGTGCCTCCTCGCCGTGCTCCTCGCCGGCTGCGTCCTGATCGGCAGCTTCGCCGCTGCGCTCGACCGCCCGCAGGTCCACTTCTCGTGGGGCACGCAGGAGTGCGTCCGGGTCGTCGACCTGAAGGCCGAGCATGAGGGCGTGAAGTCGCAGTGGTCCTGCGACCGGCTGCCGGAGAAGTACGAACGGGTGTGGGTCGAGTGACCCCGGGCGGCCCCGGGCACGCCATCTGGCAGTCCCGGGCGGCGCGCGTCGTTGCAGGCGGCCTAGGCCCTGGGCCTAGGACGCGCGAGCCGGCCGATCGGCCGACGGTCGCCTGAAAAAGCCACCGCCCGTGGGCGGTGGAAGACCGGACCGAGGGGAGAGTGGCCCCGGCCCGGCTGGAGCTCACTTCGAGAGCATCTCCCGCAGGCCCATCCAGACCGCGGCCGCCAGGCCGGACACCACGACGCCGACGAGGGCGATCATGCCCTTGCTCTTGATGCTGTCCGTGGTGCTGCGCCACTCGCGCAGGTGCTGGAAGTCCTTCTGGACCTCGATGGGGTCGTCGACCTTGACGCCGAGCATGAGGAACGTCTCGCGGACCGCCTCCCGGATGAGGGCCCGCGCCTCGTCGGGCGTCAGGTTCTGGAGCTGCTGCTCCGGGCCGCCGCTCACTTGCCGGCCTCCGCGTCCTTCGCCTCTTCCGCGGGCAGCCGCTGCCCGCGGTAGAAGTCGATCTGGTGGGAGGCCTCGCCTGCCCAGCGGACCGTGTCCGCCAGGTTGCGCATCAGCGCCTCGAACCCGCGCCCGGTGAGGGCGAACAGCTTCTCACCGTCGAGGTCCACCACCTGCCACTGGACCGGCTCCGTCTTCACGGGCGCCGGCTTGGGCAGCACAGGCGGCGGCGGCCGCTTCGCCGGCTCCTCCGGCAGGTACTCCCGCGGTGGATTGCTCGAGCAGGCGGAAAGCAGCAGCAGTGCAAGCGTTGACGCGAGCAGCTGCCGGCCCAGGGTCGCGGCGCGCTGCGGCGCCGAGGTCTTCGCCGGAGAAGGCATCCTTCAGTCCTCTTGAGAAAGTGCCAGCATCACGCTGCGCGTTGGAGAAATCGTCCTGGGCCTCGACCTGCCTGTCGGCGGCCTGGTCCCACTCGTCGATCGTCTTCTTGAGGCCGTCCGCCCGGGCCTTCTCCCTGGCGACGTCGTCCTCGAGCGATCCCACCTTGGCGGTGAGGTCGACCTTGGACTGCACGAGGCCGTCATAATGGCGGTATGATAGCACGACGGCAGTGACCGCGCATGCCCCGATGATTAGCCCAGCGATCAGCTTGGCCTTGAGCGTCAGCATAAAACCCCCTACCGGTACATGCTGGCGGGGAGCTCGAAGTGAGGCCCGTCCAGGAACGCCTTCTTGCCCTGCGACTTGCGCCGCGCGGCGTAGTCCATCACCTCGTCCTCGAGGTCCATGCCGAGGTCGGCCAGCACGCGATCCCAGACGCCGCCCCACCTGATCGGGACGTTCAGCTCACGGCTGGCGAGGCGCATCGCCGCGCCGACCTGGTAGCAGAGGGACCAGTCCCACCGCAGCTCCAGGCGGCCGTCGCCGTTGAAGTCGATCATCGGCACCAGGTCGACGGCGTGGCCGGTCAGGTGCCGCGAGTCCATCGTCTGGCTCGCGCCCTGGGCGACGAGCTTGGCCTGGCGCTCGCGGCTGCGCAGGCCCTCGAACACGCGGAAGTCGACTGCCGTGATGGCGATGGCGCGCTCAACGACGCGCACGAGGTCGGGGTGCACGCCGGCCAGGTTGTTGAGGGACATCTGTCCGAGCTGGAAGGTCATGGCATATCCTCTATTGGGGTGGATGCCCCCGGGCCGGGGGCAGGCATGTTGGCGGCTGGGCCGCCGTGGCGCCGCCGCCCGTACGCCGGGCCGCCGTCAGGGCTGCCGGGGTAGCCGCTGTGCTGCCCGTCCTGGTCGAGGCGGGCGATGCTGACGTCCTCCCAGGTCGCGCCGAACACGTACGACCCGACGATGCTGATCAGCGCCACGAACGCCATGGTGACCGCGGTGTCCGCGGGCCCGGAGTCCAAGCCCTTGTAGAGCACGTAGGCGATCGTCCACATGCAGAAGGCGGAGACGACGAACATGAAGCGTCGGCGGATGCTCCAGCTCGACTTGAGGCCGGGGTTCCGCTGCTTCAGCTTGCCGCCGCTCTCCGCGCCCATATGGCCTAGATGGCGACGCCGGCGGACCAGGCCGTCTTGAAGACGCTGAGCTTCTGCTCGTCCTCGATGTAGGCGAGGTAGCCGAGCCTGGGGACGTAGAACCGCCACGCGGTGTCCTGCGTGGAGTACATGGCGATCGTGCCGACCGCCTGGGCGGACCACGCGCCGGTCGGGCTCGCGGCGATGATGTAGGTGTCGCCGTTCGCCGGGCTGCCCGGCGGCGTCGCCAGGTCGCGGTCCTTGACGCTCAGGTGGCACCCGACGTTGTCGAGCTTCTTCAGGCTGGCGTCCATGCCGGTGTTCCAGCCCGACTCGCCGAGAGTCCAGGAGTGGCTGAGGCCGTTGCGGGGGCCGACGGTTGCGGTCATTCGGGTATCTCCAGGTCTTGGTTGTTGGTGCGACGGCTACTCGCCGTAGTTGATACCGTAGTTCATGCCGTAGCCGAGCCGTCGAACCACGTGATCGTACTTCTGCAGGCTGGTGTGCCCACCGCGCAGCGACTCCAGCTCGAACCGCAGCCGGCCGTTGAGGCGACCAATCACCGGCCCGGGGAAGGCCCCGGTCTCCACCGTGAAGTTTGCGGAGTACCGCGCCACGCCCTTGGTGATGCGCAGCTCGTCGATGTGTCCATTGTAGGAGTAGGTCTCGGCGTAGCCGACGTGGACGACGGTGCCCGTCAGGTTGCGGTAGGTCGTCGAGTAGGTGCTGTGCAGGACGCCGTTCAGGAACAGGCGGCTGTTCGTGCCGTTGCGCACCCAGGCCACGTGGACCCAGGTGTTGGCGGCGAGCGCGCTCGTGGCGTTGTGCAGCTGGTCGGCGCCGTTCGTCCAGATTTCGATGGACGCGCCGTTCTGGTAGATGCGCCAGCCGCCGGCGGCGCCGTAGACGTTGTCGGAGACGATGGAGCGGTAGCCCGAGGAGACGTTCGCCGGCCGCATCCAGAACTCCACGGTGCTGGAGCCGGTGCCGAAGGTGAAGTCCGCACTCGCGGGCGACGTGAAGCGGTCGGTGGCGCCGTCGAAGAGCGCGCAGGCGCCGCCGAACTTGCTCTGGGCGGTGTCGATCTGCGCCTGGTTGGTGGTGGTCCAGGTCTTGCCCGTCTCGTCGACCGCCACGGTGGACGCGTCGGCGCCGTCGAAGTGCAGCAGGGCTGAGACGTTGGCGTAGAACGCGTCACCCGCCGTTCCGCCGCCGTCCAGGATTTCGTCGTCGTCGTCGTAGGTGTAGCCGGTCGAGGTGAGCCCCGCCTCGGTCCGGAGGAGCACGTCCGTCTCGTTGTAGATGCGCAGGGTGTAGGTCTGCCCCACCTCGGGCCCGATGTTGCCGTCGAAGAAGTCCGCGATGTCCCCGGCGGTCTGCTGCGCCCTGTCGCGGTGTGCCCAGGTCAGCGCCAGCTCAGCCGTGCCGCCGATGAAGTCGGGGAAGTACTCGCCGTTGACCTGCAGGTTACCCGGCGGGTAGGGGCGGATCGCCCTGCCCGCGAGGGTGACCTCCTCGGCCACGGCGTAGACCGGGTCGAGCGTGCCCGCGCCGGACACGGGCAGCACGCGCACGGAGACCTCCTCGCCGGAGACGTACTCCGTCGGGTCGACGCCGGAGTCGTAGTCCAGGAACACGAGCACGGCGCCGGCGGCGTGGGCGGAGGGCAGGGTGTCCAGCGCGCCGCGCCCGACCGTGACCGTGCCCGCGCCCTCGTCCACGGCGTCGACCCGGACAATCTCCGTGCCGCCGAGCACGCCCCAGGCGCCGATCGTGACCAGGTCCATGTCGGTCATGTCCTCGACGCTGAGGACGGTGTCGACGGGGCCCGCCGCGGCGAGCAGCCTGGCGCCCGGGCAGAAGTCGAAGGAGCTGACGTCCTCGAAGCCGACGCCGGAGTCGCTCTGCATGACGGCGGTCAGCTCGGCGGCGGGCCGGGCGCAGCCCGCCATGACGAAGCCGGTGTCCGGGCCGGCAGAGAGGGTCGAGTCGACCTGCGCCTGGCCGAACTGCTGCGCCGCCTCGTAGTAGGGCATCTCCAGGGCGTCCCAGAGCTGCGCGGGCATGGCCGGCGACGTCGGGTCTGGGCCGTCCGTGCCGGGGTTCTCCGGCACGACGACGGTCGCCGTCTCCGGGAAGGCGAAGACGTCCTCGATGACGGTCAGCTTGACGACGTTGGAGCGGCCGTCGCCGAGGGCCATGCCGGTGACGCGCATCACCAGGTCGTCGACCTGGAGGTCGGGCCAGGTCATGCGGAAGACGTCGCCGATGTTCAGGGACGCGGCCTTGCGGTCGGCGTAGACCGTGCAGGACAGCAGCGGGATGGAGAGGGACGTCAGCGCGCGCAGCGCGGCCTTGGAGGCCAGCACCTGGTTGGTGAACCCGGGGTACTGCAGGGTCGTGTTGATGACGGCGCCCTGCATCTGGATCAGCGCCTGGTCCTGCACCGTGACGCTGCCGTTCTCGCCAGTCTTCTGGTTCCAGAAGACGGCGGTGACGGAGTTGACGAGCTCGCCGGCCGTCGGGCGCGTGGCGCTGTCGACCTTCGTGATGTTCGACTGGTCCAGCACAAGCAGGTCTTCGAAGTCGTAGTCCGCGCGGATCAGCTTGAGGACGAACTTCCCGGTGGTCCGGTCGACGTACACCGACGCGCTGATGTGCTTGACAATCTCGTTGATGAAGTCCTCGATGGGGGTCTGCCTGTCCCAGAGGATGGAGATGCCCATGGACTCCGAGTGCAGCATGTCCGCGGCGTACTCGAAGGAGTCGTCGTCGATGTCTGCCTCGGAGTAGCCCATGCCCCAGTCGGGGTCGGTCAGGCACTCGCGGATGATGTGGGCCGGGTTCATGTCCTGCCCGCCCGCGACCACGTACTCGACGACCACCTCGGAGATGTCGGCGCTCTTGCCGCCACCGCTGGCAGTCCAGAACCGGATATACGCGGCGGGCAGGGAGGGCCCGGACACCGTCGTGCTGCCCCAGGTGACGCCGGTCTCGACGTCGACGAGCGAGCAGGTCAGGTTGCCGGCGACCGGGTCGTAGACCGCGGTGTACTGGTACCACCGGCCCTCCGGGAGCGGCCCCGGCCCGATGCTGGCAGTCGGACCCTCGTTGGAGTTGTAGCCGATGAGGGGCTTGTACGCCACGCCGTTCCAGCCGGCGTTGAAGCCGTGGATGTACGTCTCGTCGGCGTCAAAAATCTGGACGATGCCGGTGTCGCCGGTGCCGAGCTCGTTGACCCGCAGTAGGAACTTGAGCTGGCGGAACTGCGCGCCGGCCGGCACGGGCAGGACGCGCTCGATCTTGTTCTGCCCGCTGCCCAGGTCTCCGCGCATCTGCAGGATGGGGCCGGAGGTCGAGAAGGCCGCGAGGTTGCCCGACAGCAGGGTGTAGCTGGCGAGCAGGTCGCCGAAGGTCTCGTTGAACGGGATGGAGGTGACGTCGGCCGAGCCGACCGCCGCCTTCTCGTCGTACCACTGCTCAATCCCGTCCTGGCGCACGTGGATGCGCTGCGCGCGGAAGCCCCAGGCCTTGAGGTAGGGGTTCAGCCCGAGGTAGCAGCGGCGGAGCACCATGCCGACCACCTTGCGGAACGACGGCATGTCGGCCCCGAGCTGGCTCTGCAGGTAGGTGTTGGCGGTCTGGTCGGAGTACCCCATCTCGACGTCGACCTGGCCGCTCACGCCGCCCTCCCGCTCCTCGCCGCCGAACAGCCCCTCCGCGGCGATGGTGACAGGGCCTCCTTCGATTGCGCCCTCCCAGGCGATGCGCTTGTCGACGGTGATGCGCTGCACGAAGTCGATCGGGCCGTGGCACAGGATCATGTGCATGCCCAGGTAGTACTTGTAGCCGACGGTCTGCGCCTTACTGCTGCCCACGGGCCACCTCCACTACTTCCAGCGCCATTGCGTCGCCGGTCTCGGCCAGGGCCTCGGCCGGCACGCCCTCCCTGAGGAAGGCGTCCCAGTCCAGGTTGTGCCTGACGAAGAAGGCCCGCGCACCGCGGCTGCACATGCGCGCCTTGCGGAGGTGCACCATCTTGACCATCACGCCGTCGTGGTCTCTGGCCGTCACTTCTTGCCGCCCTTCTTCTTGATGGGTACGGAGCGGAAGTCGCCGTACCAGACGACGTTGGGACCGTCGATGTCGCGCGTCCCGAACAGCACCGGAATCTCGCGGCCGTCCTCCGCCGTCGGCGCCTGCACGTCGCCGAGGCCGGCGGCCTTGGCGTTCTGCGGCTTCGGCATCATCGCGTAGGACGCGACGAGGGCGATGATGAAGATGATCGCGTAAATCCATGCCATGGCGGTGGGCCTTAGAGGATGGAGGAGCCGCCCATGGGGTTCTTGTTGGGAATCCAGGGGAAGCCGCCGTAGTTCGGGAGGTTGTTGAACTTGGCCTTGCAGGTCGACATGGAATGGTCGCAGCCGGGGTAGAGCCTGACCGGCACGGACCCGCCGTAGAACTCACCGTACCCGTACCCGTACCCTGAGCCACCGTTGACCGCGCGGCTCAGGGAGTCGACCGGCCGGATCAGCTTGATGTTCGCACCGGAGTGGGCCACGATGTACCGCAGCACCCCGTCGGGCGTCTTCACCATGCCGCCGACAAGCCATCCGGCGGCAAGAGCTGCTGCCTCGGGCACGACGATATTAACACCGTCGACCGTCGTGCACGTGCCATCGCTCCCGAAGTCCTCCGGGTCCAGGCCGCAGCCCCTCTGGTAGAGGGCGTAGCGGCACGAGCGCTGCCACCTGGCGCGCAGCCCGGGGCGGCGCAGCGACGTGAAGATGGGCTCGCACTCGATCGAGATGGTCTCGCCGCCGGCCTTGAAGCTGGCGATGCGGCCCTTCCAGTAGGTGATGAACTGACCGTCCACGTCGTTGAGGTGGCCCCTGAATACGGTGAGCGTGGTCACCTGGTCCGGGGAGTAGCCGAGGAACTGCCCGGCGAACTCGTGGTCTCGGGGGAACTTCAGGCTGAGCGTGTCCTTCACCATGTCGGAGGACTGTGACACGCCGCCCATCGAGAGCGGGGTGGGCACCCAGGTCTCCCCCAGGTGCTCCACCGGTATGGCCGCCGAGCAGTACCGCCACTCCAGCACCCCCTGCACGAAGAGGAACAGCAGGACGGGCGAGCCGCTCTGCACCGAGGTGTCTTGGGATGCGTAGGTCACGGGACCGGGGCCTCTATTGCGGGGATCATGATGTCCGCGCCTCGCGCGGCCCGGTGGCGCACCTCGACCCTGTCGGCGTCGAGGCGCATGAAGGTCATGAGCGAGATGCCTGCCACGTTGGACACGGTCAGCTCGGTGCCCGTGGCCGACGCGAGGGTCAGCACCTCGGTGCCCGGGCTGACGCCCGCCGCGGCGGACAGCACCTGGCGGTACAGCACCGTCCCGTTGGTGAGCTCGATCCTCACGTCGCCGACGCCGAGCAGCCTGAAGCCCGTGTCGCGGACGGTCAGCGTGGTGGCGGCGGCCGAGGCGGTCGCCGTCAGGACGAAGTCGACGTCCCAGCTCGGCAGCCAGAAGCCCTTCCACCGCCCGCGCCTGGTGTCGAGCCAGCCCCGGATCGGCCAGAGCGAGGCCGCGTCGTCGAGGCTCCAGCTGATGAGCCCCGTCTGCCTCGGGTAGTCGAGCTCCGGGCCCCGCCAGACGGGGCCGAGCGAGCCGTCGAACCTGTCGGCCTCACGGGCGTACCGCTCCGTGAGGTCGGACAGGAGCACCGCGCGGTCCGTCAGCACGTCGTGCCCCCGGTACTGCGGGAACGTCGCCGCGGCGGCCGACAGGTCCGTGTACTGGGTGGTGAGGAAGCGGACCTGCGCGCGATGAAGCGGGCCAGTCCGACGGGCGACTTCGAAGTTCTGCTCGAACACGGACACGCGGGCCGGCATCACGATCGCAGCTGCGTAGCCGCGCTCGAGCGGCTCCGAGGCGAACCCGACGGAGCCCGGGGAGACGCTCTCGACAGTGCGCGACTCGACCCGGTCCTCGCCTCCCCAGACCACGACCGTGTCGCCCACGGCGTAGGGCGCGTAGTCGGTCTCGGCCGGCACGGAGACGGCGCCGACCGAGACGGGCCCCGCGTACCGCCGGAACTCCCACGACGGCACCAGGAACTCCGACGCGCCGAGGGCCTTGCAGAAGGCGCGGGCCCGGGCGACCTGCTCGGAGTCGAGCAGGTACTGGAAGCCGTGCCCCTGCCTGGCGATCGGCCGGAGCGAGATGCGCTGCTCGGCGGCCTTGGCGGGGATGACGTCGGTCAGCCACTCCAGGGTCTCGGTGAACTCGCGCTGCGGGATGAGCGGCCAGACCTCCATGTCAGCCCCCGCCAGCCGCGATGGACCGGATCGTCGTCTGGTTCCTGCGCACCGCGTTCATGATGAGCTCCTCGCCCTCGTCGGAGCCCAGGTAGTCGCCGATCACGCCGGTGTCGAAGGCGTTGATGATCCGCAGGTTGGTCGGTGCCGCCGCGGCCGGGCCCCCTCCGCCGCCGGCCTCCTGCATCGCCCTGGCCGTAGCCAGCCGGCCCGTCACGGACGCCGGGCCCTTGACGAGCTCGGGGCCGTACTCTCCGACGATGCCGATCTTGCCGGAGGGAATCTGGCCGCCGTCGTCGTAGGCGCCGGAGTAGTTGGAGCCCTGGATGGTCGACAGGATGCTGGCACCGGCGGCCGCGACCTGGGCCATGGCCGCCAGGTTGGCCGGGAAGCCGAGCTCCTGGGCCTTGGCCAGGCCGGTAGCGATCGACATGGCCGCCTGCGTGATCGAGAAGGCCTTGCTGATCGCGAAGAGGGCCTTGTAGGTCTTGGACTGCTCGCCCTTGTAGGTCTTGGCGAGGTCGGCGAGGCCGCCGAAGAGCGCCTCGCCGGCCTGGAGCTGCGAGGTGATGCGCGCCTGCTCGGCGGCGGCGGTCTCGTCGTCGAACTGCTTCCGCAGCCGGCGCAGCAGGTCCTGCCGCTCCAGCTCCGTGATTTCCTCGCTCTCCATGATGAGCTGGTGCTTGCGCTCGTACGCCTGGCGCAGCATCTCCTCCTCGGTCATGAGGGAGTTGTACAGGCTGTCCCGCTCGGCCTGACGCTGGCGCTCGAGGTCGGCCAGGGCGGTGTCGCGCGCCGCCTCCAGCCGGCCCTCCAGCTGCTCGCGCAGGGCGGAGTCCTCGGCGGTGTTGGCGCGGATGATTTCCAGCCGCTTGTCGTAGGACTCCTGGATGGACTCCTCCTGGGTGCGCAGCGACTGGCGCAGCTGCTCCAGCTCCGCGCCCTGCTGCTCGGCGAAGGCGTCGAGCTGCTCCCGGTGGTTGGCGTCCAGGCGGGCCATGAGGTCCGCGCGCAGGTCCGACCCCGCGGCCGTGTTGGCCTCGATGATGGCCTTGCGCTTCTGGTAGGACGCCGCGATGGCCTCCTCCTCGGACTGCAGCGACTCGCGGAGCGACTGGAACTCCCGCTCCCGCGCCTTGGCCGCGGCGTCGGCGCCGGAGCTGCTGCTCGCGGCGCCGGGGCGGTCCTTGCCGATGCGGAACCGCGCGAGGCGGTCCTCCTCGGCGGCCTTGGCCCGGGCCTCGGCCCCGGCCTCATACTCCTCCTTCAGGCGGGCAGCGGCGGCGATCTGGTCCTCGCTGGCCTTGACGGACGCGTCACGCTCCTGCAGGGCCGCGTCGATGAGGCCGACCCGCACGTCCTGAATGTCCTCGAGCCGCTGGCGGAACCGGTCCGCCGCCGCCAGGATGGTGTCGTCGGTGAAGATGGCCTTGGTGGCGTCCCTCCAGTACTCCGCGCCGGCGAGCATGCGGTCGAAGCCGGCCGCGAACTCGGTGACGAGAATCTGGACCATCGCGCGCAGGTTGGAAGGCAGCTGGGAGAAGGCGTCGATGAGGAACTGCACGACGCCGTCGCCCTCCTCACCCCAGTCGTCGAAGGTGCTCGACAGGAAGTCGGACACCATCTCCACGCTGCGCTCGATGTCGCCGCCCCACGCGGACCACTGCACGGCCTGCGACTCCAGGAGAGCGCCCATCTCGCCGGACGCGATCATGTCGGTGAGGCCCTGCAGCGCGTCCGTCGCCATGCGCACGGCGGCCTCGATGGCGTCGCCGATGCCGGACTGCGAGACCGTCAGGAAGAGCTGGTCCCAGGTGTCGCCCAGGTTGGAGATGGCCCCGTCGAGGGAGTCCATCCGCTGCTCCATCGCGCCGGCGAACTCCACCTCGCCGAGGCCGGTGAGGTAGGCCTCAATCTCGGCGGCGCTGTTGCCGATGGTGGTCGTGACGCCGCGGAAGGTCAGGGAGACCTGGTCGCCCTCCTTCTTGGCCCGGATGCCGAACTCCTTCAGCCGCTCGAACTCGCCCGTGGCCGCGTCGGCCACGGCCTCGATCATCTGGCTGAGGTCCTTGCCCATCGCCGAGGCGGTGTTGCCGTAGGAGCGCAGGGCGCGCTCGCTCGGGTCCAGGCCCAGGTTGACGAGCTTGGTGAAGCCCTCCACGGCCTGGTTGAGGTCGTAGGGGGTCTGCGCGGCGAAGTCGCGCAGGGCCTCGAAGGCGATGGCGGCGTTGTCCGCGCTGCCCGTGGCGGTGATGAGGCCGGCGTTCAGGACGTCGAACTCGCGCTGGACGGACACGAGCTTGGTCAGCCCGCCGATCAGGCTGACGGCCGCGGTGAGCGGCCCGATCAGCCGGGTGAACGCGCTGGTCAGTCCGCCGGTGGCGCGCTCAGCGCCGCCGCCGGAGCCCGCCATGCCCTTAAGGCGTCGGTCGGCCTCCGCCACCTGCAGGGACTCGACTCGGATTGCTAGGCTTGCTACGTCCGTCATGCTGCACCTTCCAGAAAATCCTGTCGAGGGACTTGATCAGCTCGGCCTCCCAGCCGAGGAGGCGCTTGCCGGACATGCAAGACCAGGCCTGCAGCTCAGTGTACGTCAACGGCTCGCCGGCGAAAACCTCCCGGAACCACTCCCAGACGTATCGGAGCTCCTCGGGGAGCTCCGGCGCGTCCTGCAACTGAGGCGGCTTGCGCTTCAGCGTCTTCCACACCTGCATCAGCGACGCACGCAGGGTCTGCTTGCTGCCCTTCGGCGTCAGGTCGAGGCGGAACTCGTGCTCGGCGAATCCTGCAAGCCGCTCGACCTGTTCGCGAAAAAAAGCGCGCGCTTGCTCGCCGCCAGGTCGATGGCGTCCATGATCTGCGGCGCCTGGGTGAAGAACTCGGCCACGGCGTCGACGGTGCAGGGCTTGTCGAACGACCAGGCCACGACCAGCGACGCCACCAGGCGGCGCTTGCTCTCGAGGATGGCCAGGGCCCGCTCGGACTTGTCCTCCATCTGTGCGATCCGGAACGCATCGCGCTGGCTCTCGGCGTTCGCCGCCCGGAAGGCGTCGGAGTCGACGCCCAGGATGCGGACCCAGTGCTCGCTCTTGCGACCGCTCGGGGTGTAGAGGGGCAGCTGCAGCCCCTCGTTTGCCTTGCCGCGGGTGAAGAAGGCGTCCATGCCCTCCTCGCCCGCCGCGCTTGCCGTCTGCTCGGTCATGCTACTCTCCTGAGGTTGTGGGGCGGTCTTACGCCGCCTCGCGGTCGATGATGATGTTGGTGCCGGTCGTCGAGTCGAGCAGCGCCTGGAACGGCATCGACAGGGTGATCGGGCCCTCGCCGTCGACGTCGGGCTGACCGCCGGTGTACTTGATCCGCGGCAGGGTGAAGGTGTACTTGTTGCCCGCGGCGTCCGGCAGCTCGAACACGATGCTGGACTCGGTCTCGTTGATGAACTTCTCCAGCAGCGCCGAGTTCTCGAAGTAGGCCGTGACCTGGCCGGTGACGTTCGAGCGGCCGATCGACGGCCGGATCGTCTGCTTGGAGCCGACGACGAAGCGCGCCTCCAGGGCGTTCTCCAGGGTCAGGCTGATTTCCGTGATCACGGCGATCGGCGAGCCGGCCTCGTTGAGGGTGCCGGTGAACGAGTCGAGCGGCGAGGTCGTGGTGGGCGAGTCGTACGTCGCGCCCGCCACGATCACGGTGTCCAGCGCCAGGTTGCGGCCGAGGACGCCGAAGCTGCCGGTGATCATCGCGTTGGCGTTGATCGCGAGCGACAGCGTGTTGAACTCGACGCCGCTGTACCGGTGGAACGGCTTGTCGGCCGAGATGATGTCACCGAAGTAGCGCTCGACGGTGAAGGAGCGGCGGGTCACGCCGGCCTTCAGGCGGTCGATGCCCGCCGAGGGCTCGTCGACCTCCCAGGTGCCGAGCGTCACGGCCTCGAGCAGGTCGTCGAAGCTGCCGTAGGACAGCTCGATGTTGATGTCGCCGCCGACCTGGTAGGCGCCGTGGCGGAAGTCGCTGATCTGACGGTCGTCGCGGAGCTCCTCCGACTGCAGGGACTCCTTCGACAGGCCGAGGGTGGTGCCCGTGTGCCGGATGGGCTTGAACGCGGGCGTGGCCGGGGTCACGCCGTAGGCGGACTCGGCGACGTAGCGCATGGAGTGGCGGCTGCCGTTGGCCATGGTCTATCTCCTTGGGGGAATCAGTTTCGGGCGACCCTGGCGAACCAGGTGACGGTGATGCTCACGCGATACCAGCCATCGACCTCGCGCCCGCGTGAGCGGCCGCACGAGGCCACCGTGAGCTCGACGCCAGAGTGGACAAGTCGCTTGCCCGCCTTGAAGAAGTCGTTGAGCTCGTCCGCCTTGGCCGTCACGGCCGCCTCGCCGGTGAGTAGGGGGTAGTTCAGGTCGATCTGCATGATGCCGTCGTGCGCGTCCTGGCCCTCGTCGCCGAGCGTGGCGACCGACGGCTGGTTCTCTAGGACGTGCACGGCGGCCCAGGGGCTCTGGTCCGTCGGCTTGGTGAAGGGCGCGTTCTCGGCGGCGTACGGCAGCCCGAGCGGGGAGTCCTCGACCCCCTGCTTCAGCGCCTTGCGCAGCCCACTGAACGCGTTGCTTGCCATCTCAGCCTCCCGCCTTGCCGAAGTACCTCGCCTTGGCGGCGACGATACGCTTCCAGGAGGCCACGTGCTTCCGCACCATGCCCTCCGGGGCCTGAGCACTCCACCCGTCATACTCGATGCGCGACGCATACGGGAGGTTGTTCACGAACCACACCACGTCGGTCAGCGAGCCGAGGCTGGCAACAGCCTCCATCATCGCCGCGCCGCCGTCCTTGCGCCCGATCGCCGCCGTGGCCGGCGAGTTGATCGTTGTCTGCCAGTTGCCGCGCAGCCGGCCCGTGTCGACCGGCGTCGCGAAGATGACCAGCTTGAACAGCTCGAGCACCGAGGCCCGGCGGGCCTTGTCCACCTTCTCGAGGGTCTTGATGCCGAAGCCCTTGAGCTGAGCCTCGAACTTCGCCACGTCAGCGCCTCACCTGCAGGGCGAACACGACGGGCACTCCCGCCGGGTCCACCGCGTCGTAGTCCACCACCGACCACTCGGTCCCGTTGGCCTCGACGAAGATGTCGCCGGCCTGGGGGCGAGTGGTCGCCTCGATGTAGACCAGGCGGTCGCCGCGGAGGATGGTCTCCCCGTCCACGACCTTGTCCTCGTAGTCGACGACCACGCCAATCGCGTCGTGCTCCACCGGCGCGGCGCCCGCCACGGTGCCCTCGACGGGGTCGACGACGACCGGCGCGCCCGCGCGGCGCAGCTTGCAGTCCTGCCCGAACTCGGCCAGGATCGCGTCGACGTCCGCCTTCAGGGCCGCGTAGTCGAAGGTAGCCACGTCAGGCCCTCGCCAGCTCGCCGACGTTGCCGGAGCCGATCAGGCCGGCGGCCTGGAGCGTCAGCGTGACCTCCGGGTACTGCGGCGTGGACGCGGCCGGGCTGCCTCCGTGGCTCTCGGCGTACTTCAGTGAGACCTCGATCGGGCCGACCTTCTTCGTGGACTCCTGGACGGTCTGGCCGCTCGGGTCGAAGGTCGGGTCGGGCATCAGCGTCTTGGCGAGCGCGCGGCTGGCGAGCATGCAGCACGCCGCGATGAGCGCGGCGGGGAGGCCGCGCTGGAATGAGGTGACGCCGCCCCGGGGGAACTGGGTCCCCTGGAGCCTGTAGAGCTGGTAGCCGACGAAGCGGTACCGCGCGTCCAGGTAGGTGGTCGCGTTGACGATCGCGGCCCGCATCTCGTCGTCGGTGCGTGCGGAGAGGTCGACGCCACGGTCCAGCCAGTAGGCGCGCACGACGGCGTGGTCGGTGTACGCGTTCGCGCCCTCGACAGTGCCGTCCTCGTTCTGCTGGGTGAATGCCATGGCGTCGTCCCTCCTGTTCTTACTTCTGCTTGGCCGCGCGGGCCTTGGCGCGGGTGTAGCCGTCGGCGATCGCGTCGACGTCCGCTCGGGTGTGCTTCTTGCCGGTCAGGCGCTCGAGGTCGTCGAGGCCCGGCAGGTTGTTCGAGGTCCAGTGCGAGTCGACCTCGGGGTCGAGCATGCCGATGGCCTCCGCCAGGGTCGGCTTGGCCGGGTCGGCCGGCACGTCCTTGTCGTTGGTCGTGCTGCCGACGACCGGCGGGTCACCAGCCGGCGGGTCGACCTCGGGGTCGAGCATGCCGATGGCCTCCGCCAGGGTCGGCTTGGCCGGGTCGGCCGGCACGTCCTTGTCGTTGGTCGTGCTGCCGACGACCGGCGGGTCACCAGCCGGCGGGTCGACCTTGCCGCCCGGGACCGGGGGCGGGCTCGCCGGCTTGGCGGCCGCGGCCCGCAGGGCCTCGAGCTCGGCCTGCTCGGTCGGGACCGCGCCGTAGAACGAGAAGACGCGCGCCAGGGTGGCGACCTGGTGCTCGGAGCCGCTGTAAGTGTAGCGGCCCTCGATGAATTCGTGACCGTTCACCGCCATCGTCTTGCCCGCGTGCGGGCCGATGAGGACGAACTCCTTCGAGATGCTGGACATCCCTTCTCTCCTGTGTCTTGTGGGTGGTGCTCAGGCGGCTGGGGCCCCGAAGCCGGGGCCCCGCCGGGTTGCGTCAGTCGACCATCGTCACCGGGATCGGTGCGCCGAGCGCCGCCGTCAGGGCGGTCACGGTCGCGTCGTCCCAGATGTTGTCGGGGCCGCCGACGGCCGCCTTGGCCGCGGCGCGGCCGTTGGCGTTCGCCGAGGCGTCGTCGGCGACGACGATCACGGCGTTGACCTTGTTGTGGAGGGTCTTGCCGCAGAGGCCTGCGGGGATGCGGACGAGGTACAGGGCGTTGGCCATTGCTTGTCTCCATGTGAGCCCGCCGGCACGGGGCCGGCGGGCGTTTAGGTCAGCCCGCGCTGGGATCAGCCCGGGATCACGCCCTTGAGGCAGGCCAGGCCCTTCTCGCTGAAGAGCGCCACGCCGCAGTACCACACCACGCGGCTGATGGACTCGTCGGCGTCCTCCTTCTCGCCGACCTCCTTGACGAACATGCCCGCCTGGCTCTCGGCGGTCAGGCCGGCGATGCCGTGGCTGCGCGAGCCGTCGTCGAAGGTGCCCGCGAACACCGAGGAGGCGTTCGAGTTGGAGCCCTGGGTCTGGGTGATGGGGATCCAGTCGTTGCGGAAGATGGGCACGCCGCGGTAGGCCGGCACGACGCGGCCGGACGCCATGGTGTACACGTCGCCGGGCGTGGTGCCGCCGAGGGTACGCAGCAGCGCCAGGTAGCGGCGGCGGGTGCGGGAGTGCATCATCAGGTAGTCGACCTGGCCGTCCTTGTCGGTGACGAGGTCGAGCAGCGCGTCGAGCAGGTCGAAGGTCAGCACGCCGCCGTCCGTGGTGACGCCCGCGGTGTCCGCGGTGATGGTCTGGCCGGCCGCGACGAGGCCGAGCATGCCCGTCATGTTGTTGCCGGTGCCGTCGCCGTTGATCATCTGGTCCTGGTACTTGCGGCCGCAGCTCTTCGCCTTGGACGCGATCTGGACCGCCTTCTGGTCGTTGCCGTCGCCCGACCGGGTGGCCTGGATCAGGCCGTTGACCTCGGCGTCGCCGATGATCGTGGTCAGGGTCGAGGTGACCTGGGTGAAGGTCGCGGCGGCCTTGGCGGTGATCGCCGTGCCGACGCCCGCCATCTGGACGTCGCCCAGGGCGTTCTCGCGGTTGTAGGCCAGCGCGTTGCCGTTGATGCCGTCGAACGGCAGCTGGTCGAAGATTTCGTTGACGGTGATGACGTTCTCGATGACGCCAGCGACGAGCTCGTCCTGGGCCAGCTTCGCCGACTCGGCGAGGGTGACGGATGCCATGGTATATCTCCCGGTTGGGGTTGGGGTGGGAAGCGAGGTTGGGTGCCGGATCGCCCGACGATTCGACCCCTACCAGGCGTCACGCCTCGGCCGGGTGTCAGCGGCGCGGCCTAC